AAGACGGGCAGCTTCGTGACCGACACGCAGCGTGCCTCGAAGCAGCTTAAGCAGTTCAAGAAGGACGCGCTCGACACCGCCAGCTCGATCAAGGGCCAGCTGATCGGGGCTCTGGCGGCCGCCGGCGTCGCGCTGTCCTTCGATGCTCTCATCGAGGGTGCGGCCAAGTTCAAGGACCTTGAAGAAGAGACCGGCGCCACCGCCGAGGACCTAGCATCGCTCTCCCAGATCGCTGGCATCGCCGGCGTCGAGATCGAGTCCATCGCCGCGGCGTCGCTGAAGCTCACGAAGAACCTCTCGGGCGTGGACGACGAGTCCAAGGCCGCCGGCGCCGCCCTGGCGGCTCTGGGCATCCCGATCGAGGAGTTCAAGCGGCTTGACCCGGTCGCGCGCGTCGACGCGCTGGCGAAGGCGTTTAACTCGTTCGCCGATGGCCCGGAGAAGTCCGCGGTGGCGCTGGCGCTGTTCGGCAAGGCCGGCGCCGAGCAGCTGCGGGTCTTCAAAGCCTACGAGGACGCCGGCGGACGGCAGGTGATCCTCACGCAGCAGCAGATCGAACTGGCGGACGCCTACAAGGACCGCCAAGGCAAGCTGACCGCTACGTTGAAAGCCTACGGGTCCGTCGCCGCCACCGAGCTGCTCCCGGCCCTAAACGACGTGACGGAGGTGTCCAAGGAGCTGGCGGCCGAGTTCCTTGGCATCGACAAGTCCGGACGCAAGCTGGCCAGCGAAAGCCCGGTGGCCGAGTTCGCTCAGACCGCGGCGACGGCGTTCGCCTACCTGGTCGATATCGGTCAAGGCGTGGCGAGCCTGTTCCAGACCATCGGCATCTCGATCGGGGCGGCCGCCGCCAGCGGTGCCGCGATCCTGCAGGGCGAGTTCTCGCAGGCGAAGACCATCGCCGCCGAGGCGGCCGCCGATATCAGTCGCGTGCTCAATCCGGAGCTGTTCTCTCAGCGCCTGGCGCGTCTGCGCGCCGCAGCTGCTGCCGCCGCAGCTCCGAACCCGAACCAATCCGACGCCGAGACCGCGCGCCTAGCGCGAAAGCCGCGCATCGAGTTCGACGGGGCGATCGGCAAGGACAAGAAGCAGTCCACCGCTCAGAGCGAAGCGCAGAAGTACCTGGAGACGCTGCAGAAGGCTGGCGAGCAGGTCACGAAGCTGACCGACTACGAGAAGGCGCTCAACGACATTCAAGCCAAGCGTTTGACGGGGATCACGCCGAAACTGCAGGCGGCCATCCTCGCGCAGGCCAAGGCCAACGACCAGGCGCGCATCGCGATCTCGCTGCGCGACGCTGAAGTGGCCGGCCTGACCGCTCGATCGAAGGCCGAGCTGGACAACATCGACTCGCTCACCAAGGGGAACGAGGAGCTGCGGAAGGAGATCTCGCTCATCGGTCTGGACGAGCTGGGCATCCTCGGTGTGCAGCGGGCCCGCGTCAGCTCGCTTCGCGCGCTGAAGGAGGAGGAGCTCGCGCGCCGCGCGGCCAACGGTGCCGCCGACGAAACCCTGCAGGTGCTCGAGGCGGAGATCGCGGCCCTGCGCGAGCGCGAAAAGCTCATCGGCGACAAGATCGGGCGCACGCTCGAGCAGCGCAACGACGAGGCGGTCGCCAAGGCCGGCAGCAAGGCGTCGACCGCGCTGGCCGACTCCATCGAGCAGGGCATCCTGGACGGGTACCGCAAGGGGTCGGACCTCACGACCATCTTCATCAACGAGCTAAAAGCTCAGTTTGCCAAGACCGTCTTGCGGCCCCTGATCGAGCCCCTGGCCGCCGGCGGGAATGACCTGATCGGTGGCCTAATCAGCGCGGCGGTGTCGGCGTTCTCTGGCGGCGGCGTGGGCATCACCACCGGCGACTCCGCGCTCTCCCAGACCGGCGAAATGATCCGCGGCCGCCGCGCCGGTGGTGGCGATGCGCACCGCAACGTGGGCGGCGCGCTCCTGGTCGGCGAGAATGGCCCGGAGCTGTTCCGGCCCTCGACCAGCGGCCGCGTGCTCCCGAACAGCATGCTCACCGGCGGGCAGCAGCCCCGGACGATCATCGAGAATCACGGCGCGCGGATCCAGGAGCAGCGCCAGTCGAACGGCGATGTCCGCTTCATCATCGACTCCGCCGTGCGCGAGGTCGATCGCCGCATCGCGTCTCGCACCGGCTCGACGGCGGTGGCCCTGAAGTCCGCCGGCCTCAACTTGAACCGCGGCCTGGCGCGGCGCGGCGGGGCCTGACATGGCGCTGCCTTCGATCGTCGCTCCGCCCGAGGCGCCGGTGTTCCTGGCGGACGGGCACGAGATCGAGAATCTGTCCCGCTACGCTCAGGTGCAGATGCAGACCGGGCACAGCCGGCCGCGCGCCGTTCGAAGCCAGGCCGAGCGCATGGTCGACGTCGTCTGGTTCCTGGAGGCGGCGCCGCTCCTGGCGGTGTACGAGTGGTACGAGGGCACGCTGAAAGCCGGCACCGAGCTGTTCGCTGCGCGGGTGGCCACGCAGGGCCCCGGGCCGACCTCGGGCGTCTGGCCGAGCCTGTCCTGGTGGACCGCGCGCTGGGTTCAGTTCCAGACCGAAATGCTGCACTACGGGCGCGGGCGGGTCTTCGGGCGGCTCTACCTGATCGAGGGCCCCTTCGAGACCGGCCCCGATCTCAGCAGCCTGGCGATGGAGATCCGTGCGCCGCTTCTGGGCAGCGCGGTGCCCTACATCCCTGCCGACATGGCGATGGAGATCGACGTGGCGCTGGACGGGTTCGTGGACGAGACCTCCTGAAATGGCCACCGACTACCCGACCACCTTGCGCGTGCCGCAGACGGAGAATGTCACGCCGTTCGAGCGCGCGCAGTTCTCCAATCCCGACCGGCCGCGCGAGGCCCGCGCGCTCTCGCTGGACCGCCTGGCGATCGTGCGCGCCACCTGGGCGCCGATGTCGCCGGCGGAGGCGGCAATCTTCGAGCAATGGTGGCGCGTTCAGCTCTACGAGGGCGGCGCCTGGTTCAACGCCACCTGGCCGCTCCCGCAGGGCTTCGTTCCGGCCGTCTTTCGCTTCATCGAACAACCGCGCTGGCGCTTCGTTCCTGGCGGCCGCTGGCGCGTGGAGGCGGTGCTCGAGCAGCGCGGGCGTGGCTTGAGTGTGATCGACGGGTTCGCCGCAGGCGGCCCTGCCATCGCTTGGTACGAACCGATCGATGATCGCTTCACCGGCACGCTGGTGCATACCAACTCCGGAACCGGCGTCTGCAACAGCTTTGCGCCTGGCCCGGTCACGCAGCTGCTGGCCGGCGTGATCGGATGGGCCGGGGAGACGGTCGTCTGGTCGACCTCCAACTGGACGTCGGGCACGGGGGACGCAGCTCCGTTCATCAGCGACTCCGCCGACGGGTGGGTGCAGATCCAGTGGAACAACTTTGATGGGTGGCTCCCGGAGTTCCCATTCGTGAGCGTCGCTTCGATCGGCGAGCTGATCCTCACCTGCACGGTCGACGGGGTCCCCGTGGAAGTGGGTCAGCGGTTGAGCGCGCTCACCACCGCACCGGTGCTGGATTATTCCGATATCGCTTGGGGCCCGGAATGAACGTGACCGCGCTGACCGTTTCGCGCGTGCCCATGCGTCGCTCCTGGCGCGGCCTGCACCACCGCAATCTTTCCGGGCGACGCTTCGAGCGGGCTTCGGACGTCCAGGCGGCCTGGTTCGACGCGATCGCGCTCGTGGACACGCCGCACTTCTTCTTCATCGATGATGACGACGAGCTGCCGGCGGACTACCTCTCGGTGCTGTCCGAATGCCTCGAGGCGGGTTCGGCGATCGCCTACACCGATGAGCAGGTCGGCGCGGCGGTGCGCAGGCGCGCCCCCTACTCGCAGGAAGCGCATCTCATCGAGCCGACGCTCGTTCATCACCTGGTGCTCTGCAACACCGAGGCGGCGCGCGCGGCCGTGGCGCGTCTCCCTCGTGGAGAATTCTGGCCTGAGATGCTGCTGTACTGGAGCATGGCCGCCGCCGGCGCTGCCGCGCACGTGCCTCGCGTCGGCTATCTCTGGCAACGCGCGGCGACCGGCCTGCACTCGCAGTGGTTCACCGTGCGCGGCATGCACAACGCGCGCGCCTGGTGCGCGCAGAATCGCTCCGTGAGGTCCTCATGAGTCACCTGACCAACTTTGCCGAGAATCTTCTCGCCGACATGGTGCGCGGCCAGGGCTTCTCGCTCGCCGCGGACTGGACGATCCACCTGCTCACCGCGGTGTCCGACTCTGCCCATACGAAGGTGACCGGCACCGGCTATGCAGGTGTCACGAACACGCGGTCCCTGGCGAACTGGGCGGGCACGCAGGGCGCCGCCACGACGCTGGTCAGCTCCGGGACGTCGCACCGGACCTCGAACAACATCCTGGTCGACTTCGGTGTCGGCGGCGCGGGTGGATGGAGCGGCCCGGCGATCGCGGTGGGCCTGTTCTCTGGCACCGACCTGTTTGCGTGGGCTGACATGGACCCGCGGACCATCATCGAAGGAGAGGCGATCTCGTTCGATCCGGGGACGATCATCTTCGACCTCGGGGTGTCGGGCGGTATGTCCGACCACCTCTCCAACAAGCTGATCGACCTGATCTGGCGGGCGCAAGCCTACTCGTTTCCGATCAACCTCTACGCCGCCTACACCACCACGGCGCCGACCAATGCGACGCCGGGAACCGAGCCCGGTGTCGGCGGGTACGCACGGCAGGCCATTCCTTCGTCCGAGTCCGGATGGACGCCGACGCAGGGTGGTCTGGTGACCGACCTGAGCAGTGGCACCGGTGGGCGAATCGGCAATCAGGCGGCGGTCGTCTTCCCTGTGCCAAGCGCGAACCAGGGAGTGGCAACGCACGGCGAATTGCTCGACGCGCTCGTTGCCGGCAACCTCATGTTTTGGCGTGCCCTGGCGGCCCCGAAGACAATTGCCGCCGGTGGCGAAGCACCGACGTTCGCTTCCGACGCCATCGGCATCACCTGGGCCTGATCCATGCCAGACATCATCCGCAAGGGCGTGACTCTCGCGCAGGCGCTGCAGGAAGCCGCGGCGATCGCGCCGATCTATCGACAGATGCTCTACGCCTACGAGCTCTGGCATCCAACCCTGGCCGCGCCGGTCTACTTCGTCAATGACAACGCCGACCTCTCCGCGTTCATCGAGATCGGTGCAGCGCGCAACGCCGAGGCTGAGGTCCAGTTCCTGTCGTGTCCGATGGCTGTCAGTCGCCCGGAGGAATCCGACCAGCCCGAGGCGCCGAAGATCTCCATGTCTAGGCCGGACCTCGCCGGAATAATGCGGCCGCTCCTGGACGCCGCTCGAGGCTCCCTGTTCCCCTGGGTGATCATCGAGCGCGTCTATGCCAGCGACGACCTGTCCCGGCCCGCCTTGCTACCGCCGCTCGAGGTGGAGCTGACGTCCGTCGAGATGGTCGGCTCGGCGCTGCAGATCGCGGCGCAGCTGGACGACGACGGCACGCTCGCTGTTCCGGCGACGACGTTCCGCCGGGCCGAATACCCGGGGCTTCAGCGATGAACCGATGGGTCGCTGCCTACGTGGGCCTGCCGCACGCGCGCGATCCGCACGGCGATGGGCCGGAGGCGTTCTCATGCTGGGGCCTGGTGCGGCACGTCTTCCGCGAGGTGCACGGCATTGCATTCCAGCCGGTCGCCGTCTCCGAGACCGCGCCGAGCTCTCCGCAGAATGCGCGAGCCATCCTGGCGTGCGCGCGTGCCGCTTCAATGCGCCGTCTTCCAGACCGCGCCAAGCCAGCGGACGGCGATATCGTGATCATGCGGTCGCTGGTCCGGCTGCACTGCGGCCTGGTGGTGCGCGCCAACGGCGGGCTGCGCGTGCTCCATGCATCGCACGAGGCCGGCGTGGTGCTCGAGCACTGGCGCGACGCGACCGCGGGCATGAGCACTGAACTGTGGAGGCGTGAGTGAACCTGCAACCCGTCAGCGGCTTCGCGCCGGTCCCCCTGCAGCAGATCAAGCCGAGCGACATGGTGCCGGTCCCTGTGGGGGTCCCGATCTCGAGCCTGGCGCCGAAGAACGCCGGAATCCTCGTGTGCCGCGTCAACGGCGAGTGGCTGTTGCGCGAGTCCTGGGAAAGCCTCACGCAGCCCGGCGACGTCATCGAGTGGCACGATGTGCCCCAGGACCGTGACACTTTGCGCGGGGTGCTCCAGATCGCGGTGGCGATCGCTGGCTCATTCATCGGCGGCATCCCTGGGTTCCTGTTCGCGCTGGCCGGCTCGACGGCGGTCAACCTCCTACTTCCGCCGACCGCGCCAGAGGCGATCCCGCGGCCGCAGGCGACTGGCGACGCTTTCTCCACCAGCGTGGTGGGCAACGAGGCCCGGCTCGATCAGCCAATCTGGAAAATCTGCGGGCAGCGCGAGGTCACTCCGCCTTATGCCAGCCAGCCCTACTTCGAATACCGGCCGCGCGCCGGCGACTCGGACGCCGACCCGGATCTCGACAACGACCAGTACTTCCTCGCGCTGTTCGCCGTCGGGATCGGCAACCACGACGTCGTCGCCAAGATCGGGAACACGCCGATCACCCGCTTCGCCGATGTGGTGCGCGCGACGTACCTGCCGCCCGGCACGCAGCCGACCGAGGTGCTGGCCAACGTCACCACCGCCGTGGAGGTTTCGTCCGCCACGCTCGAGTCCGGGCGCTTCGTCGGCGGCTACGCGGCGTGCGCGGCGCGGCGAACCTGCACGGCGATCGGCGTCGACGTCTCCGCGGTGCGCGGCCTGGGCAAGACCGCGGCGCTGACCGTCACCTGGCGCGTGGAGTACCGCGAGATAAACGACTTCGGGCAGGTGCTCGGGCCCTGGACCACGCTGGCCAACGAGACGCGTACCGCCTTCACGGCAACGCCGCAGCGCTGGTCGGAGAAATACACGCTCCCGTCTCCGGCGCGCGTGGAGGTCCGCCTGGTGCGCACCGACGTGCAGGACACCGATCCGTCGGCGCTGCACGAGATCGCGTGGATTGGCCTGCGGGCGTACCTTGCCGAGCCCGCGCGGCTCAATCCGGACACGGCGCACTTCGAGGTGGTCATGCGGGCCTCGAGCCAGCTCTCGCAGAGCGCGAGCCGGGACCTCCGCCTGATCTGCAAGGCGTATTGCCGCACGCTGGCGCCGGACCTGACCTGGAATGCCGAGACGCACACCCGCAATTGGGTATGGTGGGTGCTGGACCTGCTGACCTCGAGCACCTGGGGCATGGACAAGCCCGACTCGCGCATCGACCTGCAATCGTTCTATGACCTGGCGGTGCAGGCCGACGCGCGCCAGGATCGCTTCGACTACGTCTTCGACAGCACCGTCAACGGGTGGGACGCGGCGCAGCTGATCGCGCGCGCCGGCCGCTCGCGAGTCTTCCGGCGTAACGGGTTGATCAGCATCGCGCGCGACGAGTTCGTGGATGCTCCGGTCACCGCCTTCACGCCGCGGAACTGTCAGCCGGGCATCTCCATCTCCGAGCGGCTCCGCTCTCGCAACGCGCCGGATGGCGTGATCATCGAGTACCAGGACCACCGCACGAACGAGTGGACCGAGATCCCCTGCCCGATGCCAGGCGTCGAGTTGTCCGACATGAGCAACCCGGTGCACAAGCGGCTGGAGGGAATCGTCGGCTCGAAGCACGCGGAGCGCGAGGGTCTGTACGAGGCCGCCGACCTGGCGTACCGTCCGCGCGTGGCGTCCTGGACCACCGAAATGCAGGGCATGCTCCCGGCCTACATGTCGCCTGTGGCTCTGGTCCCCGATCAGGTCGGCTACGCCCAGTCCGGCGACGTAGTGGAGTACGACTCCGGGTCGCTGGTGATGGGGCTCTCCGAGGTGCCCGACTGGGACGCGGGCGACCTGTACATCACGTTCATCAAGGACGACGGGCTGCTCACCGATCCGCAGCGCGTGACCCCGGGGCCGACGCAGTACGACGTCACGCTCTCGAGCGCGCCCGGCTTTGCGCTGGTGCTGGACGACGGCACGCGCGAGCGGCCGAAGTTCCTGCTCGGGCCCCTGCTCGGCTCGCGCGAGCTGGTGAAGGTCCAGAGCATCGCCGACGGCGGCGACGCGGACGGCGCGCAGTTGTTCTCCATCACCGGTGTGATCGATGACGAGCGCGTGCACCTGGCCGACAACGCGCTGTTGCCTGGCCCTGGCGAGATCCAGGACCCGGTCGGACTCCCGGACGACTCCGGCGGCGTGGACACCGGTGGCGGCACGCTGGTGGTGCCGCGGATCCTTGACGCAGAGTGCTACGACGTGACCGACTCGACCGTCGGCCCTGCCGAACTTCGCTGCTCGGTCACCTTCGGCGCGACCGGCCTGCTCTCGTTCGCCACGCTCAACAGCAGCTTGTTCCTGCCGCCGACGCCGGTCGGCCAGTGGAATCTGTACGGCGAGATCGAGCCGACCCTGGCGGCGCTCTACGAGGTTCGCGCCACCGTGCTGACGTCCGTCAACGGGGGTTCGCCAGTCACTTTCACCGGCACCGTCGGAAGCTGGGAGGCTCTGGGCACCGTTCGAACCTGGGAGCTGAGTACCGGCTACGTCGACCCCGGCACGGACCGGGCAGCAATCCGCATCCTGTTCTTCGAGATCCGTGAAACGGCGACCGGGCTGGTGCAAGACTCCGGGACCATCACCCTGTCGACGTTCATCGACGCGCCGACCGGTGGATAATCCGCCGCACCGCAACACCCGGGGTCGACCATGAACCTGCTCTCGCTGCTCATCGGTCTGGTGGTCGGCATGCTGCTGGCGACCGGCTACTTCGCCTGGCGCCTGAAGGTCGACTGCGGCGTCCCGCTGGTCGACGCGCTGCGCTTGCTGTTCGGTCGCCCCATGAAGGGGGACCGCCCCCAGACGCTCGGAGGTGGCGGTGGTCCCCAGGAACCGCTCTGATGTCGCGGCGGTGCTGCTGTTGGCCATGGGCGCGCGGCACTACCTCTACGACGCTTGGCCGCCCGAGCTGCGCGGCCTGGCGTCCAAGGCGCTGGGGGCGCTCGCGCTTCTGACCCTCATCTGGACCGTGCACCACCTGGCGCCGCGCTCGAGCGCGCTCACGCTGGTGGCTCTGTGGTGGTCCGTCGAGGAGGTGCAGGTCGCGCTGTGCTCGTTCGCGTTCATGCACCGGCCCTGGCCCGTCGCGCCTGGTCAGTCAATCTGCAGCGCGCGCCTGGATCTCGACCTTGGGGCGATCGGCATCGTGGTCGTCTTCTGGCTCTCCCTCTACGTCTATCGGAGCCTGCATGGCCGCACCCACCCCCCCACCTGACGTCGACCTGTCCCTCTGGGCGGCGACGCTCACCATCGCCGGCCTGCTCTGGGGCCCGCGCGCTGGCCAGTTCCTGGCGGCCTACGCGCTGATCCTGCTCGGATGGTTCGCTGGGCTCCTGGTCGGGCTGTACCGGCGCGACATGCAGGCCAAGCTGCCGGCGTGGGTGTACGCGCTGATCACCCTGATCATCTGCATCGGCGTGACCGTGCCGGCGTCGCAGTTCCTGGCGGCGCGCCTGGTCGACTACACCGATGCTTCTTTCACCGGATTCCTGCTGCCGGTGGCGTTCCTGATCTCCGCGGCACCTGACAAGTGGGCGGCGCTGGGTCGGAAGCTCTACGAGAAGTGGCAGGCACTCCAAGGCGGAGGGACCAAGCCATGAGCGGCGGCGATGTATTGCTGATCCTGTTCGAGCTGATGCTCGGGCACCTGCCGATGGTCGCGGCCGACGCGATGCTGATCGTCGGCTGCATCATGATCGCGTGCCGCATCGAGAAGATGATGCGCGGGGTCACCGCGGTGCGTGTGTTCCTGCAGCACGCCGCGCTCGCGCTGGGCATGTTCAACGCGTTTTTGCTGTCCTTCACCAAGTTCGCCGCCTGGGGCACCGCATCGGTGGCCGCCGGCGTGCTGGTCTTCTTTCTCCTCAGCCTGGCGCGCTGGCGTTACGCGCCGCCAGCGGGCACCGAGCGCGCGCGGCCGCTCTCCCAGGAGCACATGCGGCACGCCGCCGGCGGCCGGAGGTCTGACCCATGATGCAGCTGCCTGACCCGTCGCTCCCATGGCCGATCTCGAAGGAGTCGCTGGCCATCCTGGCGGAATACGAACAGGGCCCGGGTGGCGGCTGCGCGCTGGTCGCCTACCGGTGCCCGGCTGGCATCTGGACCATCGGCTGGGGTGAAACCGACGGCGTCGCTCCCGGCGACCGCTGTACGAAGTTCCAGGCCGATCACTGGCTCCTGGACGATCTGCAGGAGCGCGTTCGCGCGATCGAGGCAATGTGCACCGTGCCGCCGTCTCCGAACGAGGTAGGCGCTTTCGTGCTCCTGGCGTACAACATCGGGCTCGAGGCGTTCAAGCGCTCGACCGTGCTGCGCCAGCACAACGCCGGCAACCGCCAGGCCGCCGCGCGCGCGTTCTCCCTTTGGAACAAGGCGCGCAATCCCCGCACCGGTCAGCTCGAGGTGCTGGACGGGCTGACATCGAGGCGGGCCCGCGAGGCGGCGCTCTACCTCACGCCGGAGGCCGGCTTCGAACGCACGGCGCAGGCGGTGGAGGCCGAGTCCAGCCTGACCCGCTCCCCGATCGCGCAGGGCTCCGTAGTCACGGTCGCTGCCGGCGCCGTCACGGCCGTCACGGAGATGGCTCCGGCGCTGGAGCAGGTCAAGGGCGCGGCGGATGGGGTCACGGCGGCCCTGGAGCCGGTCCGGGGTGCTGTGGGTGCCATCCGCGGCGCCGTGGGCACGGTGGCCGAGTTCGTCGGCGTGCCGCCTGGCGTGCTGCTGGCCGTCGTGCTGGTGATCGCCGGCGTCATCATCATCAACAACCGCCGCCGCCAGCGGCAGGAAGGCTGGGCATGAATCCGCTGAGCCTGCTGCGTTTCGCCAGCGGCCTGTCGCTCACGACCTGGCTGCTGATCTTCGTCACGGCATGGGGCGGCTGGCAGCGCTTCCAGCGTGGCCACGTGCAATCCGAGTTCAACGAGGCCAAGGCCGCGGCCGCCGCCGAGCGCGCGGCCAGCGCGGCCGAAGTCGCTGCGGAGAAGGCGCGCCTGGCGCGCGAGAAACAGGAGATCGCTGATGCTGCAACCCAGAAAGCCGCGCGCCTCGAGGCCGCTCTTCGTGATCGCACTGGCACTGCTGACAAGCTGCGCGCACGACTCGCCGCTCTCGACGCCCAGCGGTGCGGCGGAGGTGCCGCCGCTGTCGAAGGCAGCGCGTCAGCCGCCGCGGCCGGCGATCTGTCAGCCTACGTGCGCCGAAGGCTGGACGAGGCTCGAGAAGGAACTATTGAATTTGGAGACCGTGCCGCCCTCGCCGGAGAAACCTGCGAGCTCGAGTACGACTCGCTGAGGAAGAAGCCGCCGAAGTAGGGCGGCAACAGGCGCTGCGCGCGCCCGCACTTGGAAGCCGGTTGGCTGTCGCCGGGCCCCAGTGCGCCCGGTGCAGTCCACGGCTGGCCCTTTGTGGAAGCAGTCCCAGCAAGCGTAGTACGCCGGGCCTTGCAGCGG